CTTGGGCTGGGCGTAATGCGTGTCCGCATCGAGTTCGACGACAAGCGGTTGCGCGAGCGTGTGCATCGGCTCGATGCGGAGACTGTGCGCGGCATCGGCCTGGCGTTCGACGTGCAAGCCGCTCGGTCCACGGCGTACATGAAGACCACTGCGCCGTGGACCGACCGGACCTCGGCCGCGCGGAACGGGCTGCACGCAGTCACATCGCACAGCCGCAGCCGGTTCGAGTTGATCCTGGCGCACGCCGTGTCGTACGGCATCTGGCTGGAGGTCAAGTTCTCCGGGCGGGATGCTGTGATCCTGCCGTCGCTCCGCGTTGCTGCGCGCGAACTACAGGACCGACTTGATAACATGTGGAGGAAACTGTGACGATCACCGGCGGAGCGCAGGCCGCGGTGTTTCAGCTCCTGTCGACTGACTCCATCCTGAATTCCGTCTATGGGATCAACGAGTCGCGGGTTTGGCCAACGCAGGCACTGGATACCGCGCCGCGCAAGGGACCATTCCTGATCCTGCGTTGGGAAGAGCGGACGGTCGAGCGCGGCAGGTTCGGCGCCAAGGACATCTTGACCGTCTGGGCGCACGTCGCGCGGGAGCACAGCACCGACTACGGCCCGCTGAACGAGATCCTGGAGCGAGTCGAGGAGATCCTGCTGAATGCTACACACGTAGTTGGCGTTGATGGCGTTCTGTCGACCGTAGATTACAACGGTCGCTCGCCGCATCTGAATGATGAGGGCTACAAGACCATCACCCGCAACGCCCAGTTCACCGTGCTTTCGCGCTAGAATTAGCTTGTCGAAAGGAGGATCTGTGTCGCATTCAGTCCAGGAAGTTAAGTACAATGGAATCGCAGATCTGCGAACCATCTCCAAGGCGGAGTGGGAAGCGATCAACGTCACCGGACAGGACGCGGTGGAGTGGCGAGGAATTGGCTCTTCTGTTCCTGGCGCCAAGTTCGTGGACGGTGCAATCGACTACTTCCGGACCGACCCCGAGTTTGATCTGGTCATGGAGAAGTCGGGCGCATGAGTGATCTGCGGTGCGACAACGGCATTCTCTTTGGCGTCCTTGATGAGGGCGCCATCGAGGTAAAATGCCGTTCGGCGTACTGCGGACACGCTCCGGGCACCGTGGTGATTCACCGGTTCGATCTGGCGACCGGTAAGTTGCTGTACACGAGCAGGTTCAAAGACCCCAGTACCAAACAACGAAAGGCACGCCAGTGACGCTCCCCACCCCACTTCCGTACGGCATTCGTGACGTACGGATTACCGCCTACACCGATGCCGGCGGCACCGTGCTCGGCTCGGTCGTGACGGATCTCCCCTATGGCCGCACGCTCTCCTTCTCTGAGTCGGAGGAGTTCGAGGAGCTGCGCGGTGATGACCGTGTTGTCACCACGCGCGGCAAGGGCGCTGTAGTCGACTTCGAATTGGAGTCCGGCGGCATTTCGCTGGAAGCCTGGAAGGTGATGACCGGCGGTACGATCACCGACACGGGCACCACTCCCAACAAGAAGCGTGTCTTCCGCAAGGGTGGTCGTCAGTCGCGGCCGTGGTTCCTTGTCGAGGGCCAGGTCATCTCCGACTCGGGTGGTGACCTGCACGCCATTCTCTACCGCTGCCGGATCACGGACACCCTGGAAGGGTCGTTCGAGGACGGTTCGTTCTTCCTCACCTCCGGTTCGGGCCAGGCGCTCCCGCTCCTGTCCGACACCGCTGACGTCCTGTACGACATCGTGCAGAACGAGACTGCCGTGGCGGTCTCCGGGACGGCACTCACCCTGCCGACCACCCTGTAACACTCGACAACAGAGCGAAGGAGCACAGAGATGCCAGCTCAGTCAGATTATGCCATTCCTGCCGCGTGGGGTAAATCTCCATTCGAGGAGTTGGAACTGCCGTCGGGCGGTCGCTGCCTGGCCAAGCGCATCGACTTCGAGGCGATCGTGGCCGCCGACCTTATCGACGAGTTTGACAAGCTCTCCCCTGTGGCCGAGGAGCAGGTCATTGGCCCGGCCAAGGGCAAGAAGCCCGCAGACCGGCAGCCCAAGAAGCTCACCAAAAAGCAACAAGCCGAGCAGGCCGCGGAAGCGAGTCGGAATTTCCTCAAGAGCAGCGAGTTTGTCTCTATGGTGAGCTTGATGGGGCGTCTGCTCCCCCATCTGATTGTCAAGCCGACCATATTCAACTCTATGGAGAAGGACCCGAGCGGCGCTTGGTCTGTGATTCCGCCGGACGAGCGCGAAGACGGCCGGGTGTACTCTGACTCCATCCCGCTTCCCGACCAAATGCACATCTTCTCCTGGGCGATGGACGGGCTGAATATGGAGGACCTGACCAACTTTCGTCAGCAGCCCGTCGCGGATCTGGGAGCTGTGGAACCTGAGCAAAAGCCTACGGGCCCGCCCGTCTGAGCTGCTGGCCATTCGCCATTCGGTGACTCGGTTCTACTTTGATCGCGTGGTTGTCGGCGTCGGGCAATCGATCGAAGCAGAAATTGAAGTCGCACAGCGCAACTGTAAAACCAACCAAGCCGCGGCCGGAAAAGCGCGCATGGTGCTGAACAGATGGCTCCGTTCAGAAGGAGGTGCTAAATACAGAGACCCAGCAGCTAACATGGCCTAGTTCCGTAAGGAGCGCTCCCCCGTGGCCGATTACGATCTCGGAACCGCACATGGTCGCATTGTTGTCGACTATGACGACAAAGGCGCCGAACAGGCTGAGAAGTCCTTCGACCGTATCAAGTCTAAGGCCAAAGAAGTTCTCAGTCAGTTCGGCGCCATGGCGACCGCATGGAAGGGGCATTCCAAGACTCTTCAGGACGGCGCCGAGGGCACTTACCAAAAGTTCGTCCGGGCCGGACAAGGCGCGGCGGTTCTTGGGACGGCCCTGTCTGCGCTCAACGGCAACATAGTTGGCGTACATACCGGCGTCAAGGTCCTCGGCGACCTCGGGACGGCCCTGGGCCATCTCCCTGATGGAGCCGAGCGGTATCCGTCGCTTATTCGGCGCATCATCCAAGTTAGCGCGGCCGTCTCGCTGTTCCATGGCGGTACCAAGCTACTCGCGTCGGCCACTCGAAACATTGCCGGGGTCTCGTCCCTCACGCGCGGGCTCGCGGGCTTTGGCAACGTCATCAACGGACTCGCGGCGCCGCTCCGGTTCGTCTCGTCCGCCGCGCTCGGGGTCCTGACAGTCTTCAAGGGATTCCAACTTGTAAAGCAGTACGCGAAGTATGCGCTTGGCTTCACAGCCGCACTCGGGACGCTTGGCGGCGCGCTGCACGTCATTGGGGGCGTGGCGCAGTCTGTCAAGGAGCTGTCTGGCGTAATCGGCCTGCTCCCTGCGGTCGGGGCAACTGCGGCGCTTGCGATCGGGACGCTGAAGCTCGGGTTCAGCGGATTCGGCGATGCGCTCAAGGCCATCGGTAGTGGTGATGCCGCGGCATTCAGCAAGGCGCTCAAGGACATGGCGCCGAACGCCCGCGCGGTGGCCGTTGAGCTGAAGGCTGCACACGAACAGATCAAGACCCTCAAGGGAGACGTTCAGACGCGCCTGTTTGCGGGCGTCGCTGCGGATGTCAAGGACCTTGCCGGGCTCTACCTGCCGCTACTCCAGGGTCGACTGAACGCGGTCGCTACGTCCTTTAACAAGGCCGGGCGGGACATCCTTGCCTTCTTCAACAGCAAGGACGCAGCCAATGATTTCGGTCGTGCGCTTGATGACAACGCACGAACTGTTGACAACCTAACCAAGACGTTTGAGCCGCTGGTTCAAATCATCTATGCGGTCTATCAGGTTGGCTCAAAGGTTCTTGCCGACCTTACCGGCGGGCTCGGCGATGCGGCGGTCGCAGCCGCAGTTTTCGTCAACCAAGCAGCCGAGACCGGCAAGCTGGAAGCCTGGATCCGGCGCGGGGTTCAGGCAGTCAAGGATCTGCTTGGGGTAATTAGGAACCTCGGGCAGATCGCAGGAATTGTATTCAAGGGCCTGGGAATTGGCGTTGGCCAGCAAAGTTTCTTGGCTTGGCTGAAGCAAGCCACGCAAGGCGTCAAGGACTTCCTGCTCTCGGCGCAGGGCCAGCAGATCCTCGCTGACTTCGGGCGCCTAATCGCCAATGCGCAAGACCATCTCGCGAAACTCGCCGATGTCTTCCTGCGGAGCGTCCTGCCCGCTATCCAGGCGTTCATCCCGTTCTGGGAGCAGATCGGTGGCGCCGTCATCGACGGCATTGTTGCCGGTCTGACAGTGTTGGCTCCGTTGTTCAAGGCGCTCGGGGAAACGCTAACCATCTTGGGACCGGCGCTCGCGCCGATTGTCACCGGCATGGTGTTCCTGGGCACGGTGTTCCTCGGGCTCGGCATCGCCGCGAAGATCGCGGGCGGTGCCCTTGTGATCTTCCGGACGGCCGCGCTCGGGCTCAAGGCCATTTCGGGCATATCTGGTCTGCTCGGTCGCCTGGGCGGGGCGTTCCGCGCTTTGCCGGTGGCGGCTAAGGCCCTGAAGTTCGGCGTGATTGCAGCCGGTCTGTTCCTCGTTGCCGACGGCATCAACGAGATGAACCTGAAGGCCGTTGGGGGTGACACCTCCAAGCTGAACGACATGGAGCAGACCCTCAACGACATTGTCACAATCAAGGACAAGCTCCTTGCGGGTGACTGGTCTTGGTTCGGGGATCAGCTCACCGACATCGGCGATGAATGGAACCAGCTTACCAGCGGCATCTCGGGAGGCACCTCACCGGTTGGTGAAGCTCTCAAGTTCCTGGAAGATGGTTTCAACGACTTTGTAACGACTACCCAAACGACATTTGGGGAAATCGGTACATTCTTCTCCGGACTTGGCCCGGCAATCGCGCAGGGCGTGTCTGATTTTGTCGCGCCGTTCGCGGACGCGGGCGTGCAGGTTGGTACATTCCTGCAGAACCTGCCGATCATCGTTGGTCAGAAGATCAACGAGTTCATTTCGTTCCTGGGGACCAAGGCCAGCGAGATCTGGACCGGTTTCCTAGCGGCCGTCACAACAGCCTTTGAACCCGTCAAGCAGTTCTTCTCGCAGACGCCATTCCAAATGGGCGAGCAGATCGGCATGGCGATCGGCGACATCATCACCGCCGGTATTAACCTTGTCAACAGTCTGTTGATGGGGGCGCAGCAAGGTTGGGCCGGGTTCATGGCCTGGCTCTCGACGCTGCTGCCGAGCATCGGCGCGGCCTTGGCGAACTTCGGACAGTTCATGTGGGACCAGGCAGTTGCCGCCTGGACACGTTTCACCGAAGGCACTCAGCAAAAGGTCGACGAGGGCGTCACCGAGGTCCAACAAGTCCCCAGCAAGGTCGGGAATGCGCTCTCGGACCTTGGCAACCAAGTTTCCCAGAAGGCCATCCAGGCCTGGGAGAGCTTCAAGCAGTGGACCACAACCAAGCTTGAGGAAGCCCGCACGTTCATCTCG